TTGGCGACATCGTCATGCGCGGAGGACTGAACATCGACGTGATCGGCGCCGGGAAGCTCTCGGGGAAATACCATATCGAGCAGGCGCGCCACTCCGTGGGAAGCGGCGGCTACTCGACGGCGGTCACTGCGCACCGGGTGCTGGTCTACGCGTCCAGAGGTGCCACTCCAGAGGTGGAGGCCACCACACAGGAGGAGATAGCAGCGCTCCGCGAAGAATTCGAATCGGGTGGAATATGAGCCTGGCCGAGCTCTCCGAGCGGATCGCGCGCCTAGAAAGCGTCGTCAGGAAGATGGTCCGCGTGGGCGTGGTGTCGGCGATCAAGCGCGACCCTCCGCGTGTGCGCGTGACGTTCGCCGACAAGCTCGTCAGTGATTGGTTGCCGGTGATGGTGCAGGCCTCCGAGACGGCGCGCGACTACTGGGTTCCCGCAGTAGACGAGCAGGTCACGTGCGTGTTCCTGCCGATCGCCCCAGAGGTGGGATTCGTGCTCGGGTCCTTCTACTCTGACGAGGATGCGATCCCGGAGGGAGCAGAGGCCGAGGGCGAGCGTGTGATCGAAGCGGACGCGCGTCTTCGGTTGTTGGTCGGTGACATGGAAGTGCAGGCCACGCCGGAGCTGTTCCGCGTCGGCGGCGAGAGCGCGGATCAGCCGTTTGTGCGCGGGACTGACTTGAAGGCGATCTTGGAGGCATGGCTTGACCTGGATGCGGCGCAGACGCACCCCACGGGAGTGGGGCCGTCTGGCCCGCCGACAAACTCCGCGGCCTACACTGCGAAAAAGGCCGTGCTTGAACAGATGCTGAGCACCGTCATCAAGGGGCGCTGAAGTGCTCAACAAGGACACGCTGAGGTCGGCGATCCAAGCGTCTCTGGAGAGCATGCCGGCCACCGCAGCCCAGGCGGCACAAGGGTGGGCCGATGCGATCTCCGCCCACGTCGCCGAAGGGCAGAGCCTCCAAACCGTACGTCCACTCGGGCCCAGCATCGACGTGGGGAAGCCGGGTCTCACGTCGTCGATCGCGTCGGCGTTCCAATCTGGGAGCGCGGCCGGCGCCGCGTCGGGCCTGTCGGCCGCGGTTGTGACCTTCTACCAGGGCCTGCTGTTCATGGGGGTGACTGCGGGGTCGGTGACCGGTGTCCCTGGTGCTGGCGCGCTGACCGCCGCCCTGTCCGCAGCTTTCAGCGACAACGCGACCAGTGGGGCCACTGTTGCCCAGGCTGCTTCGAGCTTCGCCGACGCCATCCATGCGTGCGCCCAGACCGTAATCGTGGCCCACGTGGCGCCGGCTGCTGTGACGGGACCACTAATCTGATGCCTGGACGACAACACATAGACCGGACGGCACTCTGATGGCAGACCTGCCAAGCGGTCGCCTCGTTGGCGGGTTCGGGTACAAGTATCCGTTCGTCGTGTCGTCGGAGGCGATCCACACGTTCCGCTCGGGATCGCGCGAACGCGGCGCCCAATTCGCCCGCCACGAGGTGATTGGGCAGAAGGCCCGACTCGAACCGACGCGCACAGATCTGGATGAGATCACGCTGGAAGTGGTCTTGGACCAAGCGCTCGGGGTGCCGCCGAGTCTCGTGGCGTACATGTTGAACCAGATCAAAGAGCTGCACGAGACTTGGCCGCTCTTCATCGGGCCCTATCCGATGGGCGAGTTCGTGATCGTGAGGATTTCGGAGGGGTGGGACACCTTCGGAAGGCTCGGCGCAATCGAACGGATGACCGTATCGATCACGTTCCTGGAGAATGCCGACGGCAAGCTGACCGCGCGGGCGAAGGCAGCGGCAAAGAGCGCGTGGGGGAAGGTGATCAGTGGCCTCGGTTGACGTCACCACGGGCAACTACGCGATCAACTGGGCGCCGGAAACCGAGGCGGACGAGGTTGTTCAGAATGTCGCCTTCCTGATCTCGACAGCGACGGCATCGGTTCCCCTCGCGCGGTCCATTGGCGCGAGCGATGCCGTGGATGCGCCCATGAGCCAGGCCAAGGTGATGCTCATGACCGACATCTACCGCGCGATCTCGCAGTTCGAGCCGCGGGCGACGGTGACAGAGATCAGCTTCGACGAATCGGACGTTCTGGATGGCCAGCTTCGCCCGACGGTGAGGATCGAAATATGAGCAACCCCAGTGGCCTTCCGGACCTGGTTTTCGTCGAGCGCGACACCGCCACGATCGAGGCGTCCATGCTGTCGATCGTCGAGAGAGAGTTGTCCAAGGCGGCGGATCGAACAGTAACGCTCACGTTGGCGGACCCTCGGCGGGCCGTAGTAAGCGCGGCCGTTCTGCTGTTCGCGCAGGCATACCAGAACATCAACTTCGCAGGGCGCCAGAACACGCAGCCCTATGCGATCGGAGACTTCCTGTTGGCCATGGGAAAGCTGGTGTTGGGCGACAAGGCCGACAAGCTCCCGGCCTCCCACGCCGTGAGCACCGAAAGGTTCACTCTCAGTGCGGCCCGATCGTCGGTGACTACGATCGAGGCTGGGTATCGGCTATCGGCGGGCGGCGTGCTCTTTGAGACGACGGAGGACGTCGAGATCGCGATCGGCGACTTGACGGGCGATGCGAAGATTCAAGCCGTCGAGGCGGGGACGTCGGGCAACGACTTTGTTCCGGGGCAGATCAACGCCATGGTGAACCCGATTCCATTCATGGCGTCGGTGACGAACCTGACGAAGTCCCAGGGCGGCGCCCCTGAGGAATCGGATGACGACTACCGCGAGCGTATCCGGAACGCGCCCAATTCATTCTCCGTGGCCGGGCCCGAGGAGGCCTATGCGTTCTGGGCCAAGAGCGCCAGCTCGGCGATTGCTGACGTGTCGGTGATTACCGATGCGTCCTCGCCCGGGGTGGTCACCATTGTCCCGCTGCTTGCGGGCGGTGTGATACCCGGGATGGAGATCTTGGATCTCGTATACGAGGCCGTGAGCCCAAAGAACAAGCGCCCGCAGACGGACCTCGTGCAAACGGCGGCGCCCGAGGCTGTTTCTTATGACGTCGGGATCACCTATTGGGTCGACAAGAGGGACGCCAAGAAGTCGGCGACGATTCAAGCGGGCGTCGCGCAGGCCGTGGACGACTATGCAGCCTGGCAGCGCGCCGCCCTCGGACGCGACGTCAACCCGGACCAGTTGCGGGCGATGGTGATGGCCGCCGGCGCGAAGAGACTGACCGTCGCATCGCCAGCGTTCACGGCGTTGAGCGGGTACCAGGTTGCCCAAGAGGGCGCGCTGTCGGTGACCTACGGGGGGCTCGAAGATGCGTAGCCTTTCGGACGTCAGCCTCCTCGAATTGGTCCCCTCGAATCTTCGGCAGGACCCGTTCGTCGCCGCCTTTTCCAAGGCGTTCGACTACGAGTTTCGCCTGCTGGTCGCGGCCATTCCGAAGATCATCCTATTCGCCAACATCAACAACCAGCCCGCCGAGGTGCTGGACTATCTCGCCTGGCAGCTGGGGGCGGACTTCTACGACCAGAGCGCTGACCTGACGGCAAAGCGCGTCCTCATTTCCCAGGCTCTCTACTGGGCGTCGATCAAGGGGACGCCCCATGCTATCGAGCGCGTGATCTCGATTGTGTTTGGAGACGGCACGCACGAGGACTGGTTCGAATACGGTGGAGAGCCCTTCCACTTTCGCGTGCGGGTGTCAGGCGGGCGCTTCCCGGATTCAACGAAGTACGACCTGTTCATGCGCATGATTCGGGCCGTGAAGCGCGCATCCGCTGTACTCGAATCAATCACCGTCGAGCAATCGGGCGATCTTCCCTTGAACTTCGGTGGAACCCTGCAGGTCGGGGAGACCGTCACGCTGGGGAGCGCCTAGTGAAAACCCTTCCAAACTTCACGATCACCGCGTCTGGCCTGGACATGCAGGTACAGGCACAACTCGGCGGGACGTTGCAGTTCACGCGGATTGCAATCGGAGCCGGTCAGGCCGCGAACTCGTCCACTGCGACCGATCTTGCCGACGAGCGGATGACGGAGGACATTCGGAGCTTTTCGAGTTCAGGCGGGGGCAGTGTGCACCTGGGCGTGGTGTTCTCGAACGTCGGCCTGGTGGATG